CACCAGCCACTATAGCCGCTCTTATATATTTTTGTTTTTTACTTTTGTTTCTAGACTTGCCTCTGCCAGATACAACTATATTATTTATTTTATCAAGAGAATTGTTTTTACCTACTTTTTTATCAGCCGACTTTCCTATCCTTGCTCCCTTTATCGCTACAAAACCTCTTTCCTTAACAACTCCTCCAGTCTCCTGTTGTTCAAGATGTTTAACAGCGTTAGAGTTGCTATTCATTTTTGAATTATGAATACCAGCCTCGGCAACCATTTTGCCAACATCATAACCAGTAGCTTTATTTACTCCTGAGTTGGCTTTAAAGAAGTTTTTGCTTCTTATTGTAAATTTCTGATTAGTTACTTTTAATAACTTCTCGGATTTAGTAACAAAAGCCATATCATTTAATGTTGTACGCACTACATTAGGGAGCGCAGAACGATGCATCTCTGACAAGGCTTTTGTCAGTAACTCTATACCTTTGGTATCTATAGATATTAAGGCTGACATATATAAGAGATAGATGTAGGGCGCAAGGCTTCTGTGGCTATAACATTAACTGGAGTTTCTGTTCCATTAAGCTCAAATCTAGCTTGGCTAAGGCTTTGAGATATAACCGAGAATTGCAAGTCCTCCAAAGCGTTTGGCAATCCGTCTAAATAATAAGTGGTATTAGCTGGTATAGCAGGAATGAATAGCGTTACTATTCGACCTATTCTTTGCCAGTAAAATCCATCTTTATTTCCTACGGGTTTAATTTCATTTTCTATAACAGTTATGCGCTGCTCGTGATCGTTAACATCTTCAACTAAATTATCCTGAGTAGACCTGCTTCCGAAAGTATTATTTAAAGCTTGTAAAAGTTGCCATCCGTTAGTGACGTTGTCTGGTAAATTGTTCGGCGTTACTCCGCTTTCTGCTTTAATTTTCTCAATAGTAACCATTAGGTCATTAAGCAAGTCTTCGTTAATAGACGTGCCTGTTGTTCCTGCTGATTTGTTCACCATTTTGCCTTGCGGATAATCTGCTGTAGGCTGTCCTGCGTTTAATACATTCTTTAATAGTCTCATTGTGTTATATAGTTTACATTTAGATAAGCAAAACTACCTAAAGGTTTTATTAGTAATAATAAATTTCTTAACTCTGTTTCTCGATATTTATCGACCTGTCCAGCTGTGTACAAGTTTTCCTTAGAGGCTATGATAAACGTGTCCTGAAAAGACCTAGCCGTCATTCCTGTTATTACTTCGTTAACATTGTATAATGAATTAATAACAACGCCTGCGACATTAAGCCCTACGCCTGAACCTCCTCCGCATACCGTAGTATCTGCACATTCTGTAACATCTCCGCATTCAGTATCTTGCTGCGTACCTTGTACTATTTCTATTGTATCTCCGTTAACATCTTTATTCTCATAAGCAGATAAACTTGCAAAGCCAGATAAATTAAGCTGATCGTTGATATAATTAAGCGACTGCCTAGCGTATACGTTATTAGGGTAGCCGTACTTTCTTGATATAGCTTTCTTTCTATCTTCAATAGAAGCGTATATGCTAACAGGTATATTTAACCTTGCTTCCCAAAGATCGCAATCTTCTGCAGTCCAATTATTATTATCAGGAATAAATTTATCCTGTAAAGATAAAGCGGAGTTGTTAAATCTATCGTCAGATAAAGACAAACCTTTCATAAGGCTGTAAAAAAACGTACTAGGTTCTATGTTGTAAGCGCGTCCTTTCGGGTGTAATTTTCTTATTAAATCTATCATGCAATACCATTGAATATAGGATATTCTCCATTAGTAAATTGATACTCAGCCATTACATTACCTTCTATGCTCATTGATATAGAAGAAAAGTAGTTGTTGTCATTTATCGCAGCCGCAACAATACCGTAAATCTCAGTAACTCTAGCAGTATCATTTACGGCATTAGGATTAGTCAGCCCTCCTACATAAGGTCTTATCGTTTCACAATAAGCCTCCATAGCTAATGTTATTTTTGTTAACTCTTCAGCAGAATTATCGTTAAGTCCAGATATACTTATGCTTAAAGCTAAATTTGTCGCTGGAAGTACCGTAACACTCCATGCTGTTATAGGTTTTTTTGTATTGATAATATTTTCTACATCCGCACTTATGCCTCCTTCGTGATATATAGTTATGCTACCAGCAGTTGCGTCTGTGTAAGGGAATATATTTTTTACGTCAACAGCTTCTTTCCCCCATATATAATAATCAACAACAGCGCCCCCTTGAGGTTCAAGCCTGAATGATAACAATATTTCTTGTCTATATTCCTCTACAGTTTCAGCATTTAAAGGCGATACAGTTATGCTATTAATAGTAATTTCACTATCAACATTAAGTATAGGTGACGTCGATGTTATTTTTTGATCAACCGTTAACGCTGAATCAAGCCCACCTTCAAGAGCGCGTATAGTTAATTGAATAGATGTTGTTGTTAGAGTAACTGGAGTATCCACTACAAACAACTTACCATTAGTATCGGCAAATGTAGTACCAGAAGATATTACACCTCCTATTGTGCCTGTTGCCGTAGCTACATAAACTCCCTGAGTAGCTACTCTACGTCCTCTGTTCAGCTTGATGCGACCAAACCTTTCAAGCGTTACCTCGTCACATGTGTCGACAAATATGTTTTTTGCTATCTTAGCAAGCATTATGTACTGCAATTTCTGTTTTGCAGCGTAGACCGCAGCAAAAACCTTAGTTGTTTTTTTAGTCAAAAACCCAGTTACCCCTAACTGAGACTCTAAGTCCTGCAGGCAGTCGGTATATAGTTCTGATATAGTAGGTATATTCATATTAACTCATTTTTTATCCCGTCCCAATTTAACGAGAAATTCTCTTCGTTTTGCGATTCCGGCTCTGTTATTTTTATGTTTATCCGTAATTTATTAAACCCTGTTAATTGCAGATCAACGCTAATTGTAGCAAATTCTTTTAACCATTCTAAATCCTGTTCAACAGCCGTTTTTATCCTTGATAAATTAGATTTTGTTAAAGAGTATTTTTGCAAAGACTCTGGGGTTCTTGATTTTATCACCTCGCTATCATTACCATTGAAAAGCAAATCATTGGCCCAAAAAGAATCGTCTTTTTCTCCTCCGAAAAGAGATATATAAACAGCGCTTCCGAAACCCTCTGTCATTTCTAGTTCTCCGTCAAACGATCGCAATTCGCCACCTTGACCAGTTTCGTATAATATCAAATCTTCCATTAAAACGCCCCCGCTGTGTTTAAAACAAATGGCATGTTCGTTTTGTTTTGGTCAACCGATGCTCGCCCTGTTTTATCGTTAATATTCAATGTTGCTCTTTGTTCTGTCATAGTTTCAAATCGTTGTGTTGTCTGTTCGTGAGACGTTACCGTGTTGTTTACGTATGGTGATGTTTCGTCTATTGTTGATTGTTTCGCGAATACAGACATCTTTCCTTCTGGCGCGACTGTCATTTTCACGGCTGTGTCGTCCGCTGTTAATCCGTCTCTAAACGATTTTAGGTCGGCTGCTGCTTTGGTTGCCCATTCTGCACCAGTTACCCACGCTATAGCTTCTACTACTTTTTGGATAGGATAAAGCAGGAATGATAATATACTACTACCTACCTTCTTAATAGCTGTCCATGCTTTTTTGCCAAACTCCGATACAGATTCGACCACGTAATCCCAGTTTTCATACAGCATGTAAACGCCAGCAACAAGTAAAGCTACAGCGGTTATTATTAACCCAATAGGATTAGCGTTCATAGCTGCATTTAATAGCCATTGTGCTGCTGTCCATGCGCCAATGGCCATTGTGGTGGCTATAGATACTACCTTATAAGCAGTTAAGGCTACAGTATTTTGTCCTATAGCTATTGAAGCTGTGCCGCTTAATACTCCTGCTATTCCTAACGCAACATTATAAGCTGTCGTCGCTATGGTAGACGCTAGCATTGCTGCTTTATAAGTTAATAAACTTCCAGTCAATAACGCCCCTATAGTTATTATCGAACTCATGTTGTCTGCTAAGAAAACAAAAGTGTCTTTAAGTAGATTAATACCTGTGGTAGCGTTGTTAGTAGCAGTTAAATTACTTATAAATGACGCTTTTAATTCTTGCATCCTATTTACAAGTGTATTATCATTTACAGCCGCTTGGTCTAGAGCGTTGTTGTGTACATTAAGATTTCCAGACAGCTTCTGTACTGTATCGTTTTGGTTAATTAAAGTAGTCAACCATTTAGCCCCTTCTGCATCGGTAAGCTTCATTAAAGCAGTGTAGCTTAAGTTAGCTTTCTTTAGATTATTAACGACATCTATAGCGTTAGTAAACTGTGGGTTAAACTCTTTTTTTTGCGATTTGGATAATTTACTTAATACTCCTGAGAGCTGTGTTCCTGCCTCGGCACCTACTACTCCTCCTTTAGCGAATGCCTGTAACAAAGCGTTGGTTTGCTCAAAATCTACACCGAAAGCTTTTGCTGTACCTCCTGCTTTTATCATAGCTTGCGCTAACGGGACAATTCTCGCTGTGCCTTTTTGTTGTGATGTAGCGAAAATATCGGTAAACATTGCTGCTTTATCAGCGCCTACGGCAAATTGATTCATTGCGTTAGTTAACGCGTCAGCAGCTTCTTCAACAGGCATACCTCCAGCTTTAGAAAGTATAATTGCTTGTTTTGATACTTCTGCTAGTGCGTCGGCGTTGTCTAGCAATTCGGCTTTTGCCGATCCAACGACCGAGAAAACATTAGCGACCTCGCCACCGCTTATCTTAAGCGCTTTAGCTGTGTCGTCTATGTTTCTTTTGAAAACACCGAATTGCTCTCCAGCTACACCAGTTATAGCCTGTAATGACTGAATATTCTTGTCGTACTCGCCTACGCCTTGCGCGGCTACCATTATCAATGAGCCAATAGCAAGACCACTAGCTAATTGTTTCAATCCTCCAAGCAAGCTGTTAGCTGAGCGGTTTACGCCGTTAAGCTTTTGGTTGACAGCAGAAAAAGCACCCGAAGCCTTTTGACGGAACTTCGATGTGCTCTGACCCATCTTTGCGATGGTGGAAGAAAAAGCATCTTTTGCGGTAAATTTACTTAAAACATTAAAAGATACCATTTATTTCTTGTTTAATTGTTTGTTAATATCAACAGCTACATTATACCAATAAATCAATCCTTTGTAATCTATCTCATCGCAATATAATTTTTCGATATAATGAGGTGTCCACTTAAATTCACTTACGACAGACTTAATGATATTGTTAAGGCTGACGTTTGTTACAAAAAATAGACACAGACGTTTCCTGCTGCGCTAAAATCTACGGCGTTCATCCGCCCTATTAACCCTCTATTTATCCCTGTTAGAATATGCAGGTAAGCTTTTACCATTGCTGTTCCATTCTCAGGGTCTACCCCTTCCGTACCTCTTTCTTGGTCGTCAACAGTAAATCTTTGCTTGTAGGTCATTTTCTCTAAAATGATTTCTCCTTCTTCTGATTTTATAGGCTCAACGAAATGATAAACTAAATTACCTTTTTCGTTTATCTCGAAATTATTGTCTATAAATCCATCTAGGATAGCGCGCTCTTGCTTGCTATTAGATTTACGTTTACGCTTACTTAAAAACAATGATTCAAGCCATTTATCAAGGTATTTAAACGCTTCTGAATACTCTATTTTTTCTTCTTTTGTGAGTTTCATTAACTCTTTTTCTGTAAACAATGACTCTAATTTCTTAGACATTACGTCTATGTTTTTTACTGCTTTGTTTTTAATTTCTTTTTTCTCTTCCATTTTTTTAATTTTTAGAAAGGGGGTTGTTAGCCCCCTTAGTTTAAATTTTTTCTAAACGACCGCCACCTGTAAAGGTAACACTTATTTTTGAATCTTTCATCGAACCTGTTAAATCTCCTACTGGTTTTCCTTTGCCTGCGAAAATAGCACCGCTAATATTCGTGAAAGTAAAATCAGTATGCACAGGTGATTCCTGCATCCGTTGTAAAATATCCAGCGTGTTAACGTCTAGAACGTCCCAGCATACAGGCACTTCGAACTTCCATGGCTTGCGGGTCATGGTGTCGATTGATGAGCCGTCGCCAGCTACAGTGATTTCAGATTTAATACCTCCTAAATCAACCGTCGCATCCTCTTCTGAGGGGATAGAAAATGTATAACTACCAATAGTATCATGGTTAGCTGTAATCTCTATCATATCTCCGCCTTGGTAACTCATATCTTAATTATTGAAGGTTAAAACTAAATCCTGCCTCAGCTGTTGTTGATAACACATTAGCTGTACCTGATCTTTTATATCTAAAGAAAGTCTCTAACCTGTTAGGGTTGGTTGCAGAAACTTCTACAATTATAGACTCTTTCATAAACGCAGGGTCTGTGATTAAAGCACGTTGACTCAAATCATCTGCGTAACCTATAAGAATAGATTTCCATCCTTTAGGTTTGATTGTTCCAGAAGTCGTAACAACCTGATCCGATCCAACTAATGTACGATCTTGAACATTCGCTATCTCTAACAATTTACGTCCGTAATGCACGTTGTAATCAATGAACAATGTTCTACAGAATTGGAATTGAGGAACAACTTCGTCAGCAGGATGGTAAGTAGTAACAAAGTTTTCAACTTGATATTTACCACCGTTAAGCGTAACAATAGAAGAGCCATTTTTAATCATATTATCTCTACTATTGTAATCACTCATATCCCCAATTACACCATCTAAAGGAACAGGCATGTCTGGGTATGTTTTTCCAGAAATAGTCCCGCTAGGATTTGTTTGCATTTGAACTCCGAACAGGTAAGCCATATTTGCAGCTGCTTCGTATGTAAATCCTTCGGATAACGGAGCAGGACAAACAGCGTTTGTCATTTCGTTAATTCGTCCGCTAGTCAATGCGATAATATCCGCATAAGTAGACTTCTTAGAGCCAAACAAATAAATAGCGGGCTTAAATAAATTAGCTGAATAACGTCCTGTTTTGTCGTTAATATTACCGTTAAATAACTCAATTTGGTTAAGAATAGAACTGTCATCGTAACAGTTTACTACAATATTATTCCATTCGTCACCAAACAAAGCTAAAGAGTCTGTAATTGAATGAGTGCCTGTACCAGCAGTAACCGCGCTTAATGCGTAAGTATCGCCAGCATCTACGGTAAATACAACTTTAGAAGTTAATTCTTTAGCTACAGAACCTTTAAATTTAGTTGTTAGCGTAACTACGCCAGCTAATACAGTAGCAATAACTGGACTAGATTTAACGTTATTAATCGCATCTGCAATCTTCTGCGCTATTGTTGTTGGTGTATCGCCAACAGCTACGCTAAAATCATAAAATTGACCATCTACGTTGTCTCTACCGTTAATGTAAATCTTACGTGTAACACTCTTAGTTATAGACGATGCTGTCACTGTAATTGTTTGAGTCGAAGCGGTAGCCCCTACTGGGTCGGCTTGCGCGTAACAAACAGTAGGAATACCACCGACGCCATCGCCAGATAACGGACGTAATATTCTCATTACTGAGTGAATAACTGAACCGTAACCATACGTATCTCCAGCCTCTTTAGATGAAAATACTATTTTAGGCGCAACATCTAAGCCCGACTGGTTAGTCGAGTTAGCAGGGCCTAATATCGCTATCCTAATAGGTAGGTTAGGAGACGATAAAGCAAAGTTACCTGCCTTAACTTCGTAACCTGTTGCCCTTGCAACCCTATCTGGACTTATCGCTGTTGATATTGCCATATTAATTTTTTATTAAAATAAATTTATAACCTTTGTCTGTTTCTGCAATCTTAACCTCGTCTTCAAAACCCATAAACTCTACACCTTGTTCAAGCACTGTTTTTTCAATTGCTGTAACATCGAAAGTAATTCTACCCATAGATATAT